GGGGCATTTTTTATACCCTATTGACTTTTATGCCTAAATAGTATAGAATAGACCTTTCAATAGGGAAAGTGTACATGTCCAACAATTTAACAACCAACATCAACCTTTTTCAACCGACTGGGTTTCGGGTCATCATTGATCGTCAGAATTATGCGAATCTTGAGTTTTTCGTACAATCTATCAATCATCCTGGAGCATCAAACCCAGCAGCTGAAACACCATACCAACGTATAGCAGGTGTTCCTATGCCAGGAAACCAAATGCAGTACGGCGAACTGACGATGAACGTGTTGTTAGATGAGGATTTAAACTCCTACACTGAGTTGTATGATTGGATGTTAAGGTTGGTTAACAATGAACAGATCGCCAAGAGAAATGACTTTGGTGGATCAAGTAGCACTACACCAACATATGCTGACATAGTAATCACTGCACTCAACAGCGCGAACAATAAAAACAAACTGTTTAAGTATAGAGACTGTATCCCAGTTGCTATCGGCGACATTCAGTTTGAGGCGCAGAACCAAGGAGTTGAGTATGTCAGTTTCCCAGCGAGTTTCAGGTTTAGTTATTTTGAAATAGAGTAAAGTATGAATCTTGATGATATTCTTGCGCAATGGTCGCAAGATTGTGAGATATCCCATAAGTTAGATGATTGTTCTCGTGACACACCAAAACTACACGCAAAGTATCTGGGTTATTTGACCCAAGCGAAACTTCTATTGAAGAGAGCGGAATCGAATCAACAAGTGTTGTTGAAGAATAAGTTCCTTTGGTATAACGGAAAACTGTCTCAAGAAGAAATAAACTCGCTTGGGTGGGAACATGATCCTTTCGATGGTTTGAAGATTATGAAAGGCGATCTCAGTTATTATTATGACAGTGATAAAGAGATACAGCAGAGCGAGCAAAAGATTGCTTACTATAAAGCAATGGTTGATGCGTTGAAGGAAATGGTAGAGGGTATAAAGTGGCGTCATCAACACATTCGAAATATCATAGAGGTACGAAGGTTTGAGTCAGGGGGATAAAAAATCTCTGCTCGCTTATGGTACGACACCTTCTTTTCCTGCTATCGTTGACCATGGCAACCCACTGAAGGGAAACCAATATATAGAAGGCAGGATAGAAAAGTTACAAGAGGAGTATGATGCTCTTGTAAAACTGGTACAGGATACAACTCGCGTAGAAAACGCAGCGATAGGAGTAACACCTATCATCGGTAAGAAGTATTATCTGTACAATAATAAAGGGCAAGATGTTATGAGTATGATTGCCCCTGAAGAATGGACGAGTAACACTCGCCCTGATTTTTTTATAGCATGTTTTAAATTGACAACAGATGGAGTGTGGAAGCGATATGTCGAAGACGATGAAAGTCAGTCTGAAAGTTAGAAAGAGAGCAAAGTTAAGTTCGCATGGTTCTTATCGAGCGAAACGTAAGCCAAACTCGCCTATCGTTCTAGCGAAAGCGAAAGAAGAAGCAGCAGCGCAGTTTGGTAAAAGTGAAGATTTTAGAAAAGACATCTACGGTATCTAGTGGCAACACTCACTCTTCAAATGCAGAACCATTCTATGATGGCAGTTCTCTGCGAACCAGGAGTTCGGCACGAGCTGAGTGAGTATTTTTCATTCAACGTTCCTGGTGCTAAGTTTATGCCTGCTGTGCGTCGCAGACAGTGGGACGGTAAGATTCGTTTGTTCAACTCGCTGACTTGTGAACTCAACGTTGGATTGTATACGAAACTTTGTAGGTTCGCAGCAGATCGTCACTACCATATACAGTTGAAGGACAGTCCCTACGGTCTACCCAATGCAACTAACAAGGTGGATCATCAGAAGTTAGTTGCTTCTCAAGCAATGTGGGGAATGCCTTTCGCTCCTCGCGACTATCAGTATGATGCTATCGTACACGGTATAGAACGCAAACGCTGCCTCTTGCTGTCACCGACAGGTTCTGGTAAGTCGTTCATAATCTATAACCTAATGCGTTGGTATCTTGATCAACATGAGAAGTCGGTACTAATAGTCGTGCCAACAACATCGTTGGTTGAGCAGATGTACAAGGACTTTGAGGACTATGGATTCGACTCTCCTGAGGAATGTCATATCATATACTCAGGCAAAGATAAAAAGACTGACAAGAGGGTAGTCATCACAACTTGGCAGTCAGTCTATCGCTTGGGCAAAGAATGGTTCGAGCAGTTCGGTTGTGTGTTTGGCGACGAGTGTCACTTATTTAAGGCGAAGTCATTAACAACCCTGATGAATAAATGCCTCGAGGCAGATTATAGGTTTGGTACAACAGGAACGCTCGACGGAACTCAGGTGAATAAACTTGTGCTTGAGGGATTATTCGGACCAACCAAGAGAGTGACCTTCACTCGCGACCTACAAGATCAGGGCACTCTCGCTAAACTAAAAATAGATGTATTAGTTCTTGACTATCCGAAAGAACTGCGTAGAATGAATGTAGGGAGAACTTATCAGGAAGAAGTGGACTTCCTTGTTGGATATGAACCTAGAAACAATTTGATACGCAATCTCGCATTGACTCAAACAGGCAACACTCTAGTTCTCTTTCAGTTTGTTGAGAAGCATGGTGAAGTGCTCCATAAGTTAATAAAAGAAAAGTTTGACAGTGTTTTCTATGTACATGGCGGTACTGACGTTTCGGATAGAGAATCAATACGGGGAATCGTAGAGGGATCAAAAAATGCTATCATCGTTGCAAGTCTTGGCACTTTTTCTACTGGTATTAACATTAGGAACCTCCATAACATTATTTTTGCAAGTCCATCTAAATCACAAGTCAAAGTTCTACAGTCAATCGGTAGAGGACTTAGAAAAGCAGACAATGGTCAAGACACAAAACTCTATGATCTCTGCGACGACTTACAATGGCAGTCGAAAAAGAACTTCACTTTGAATCACTCAGGCGAGCGGATCAAGATCTACAATAGAGAGAAGTTTGACTTTGAACTACACAAGGTGCATATATGAATATCAGTAGACCTTCTATCGGGCAATTCCTTCTCAATACAGGGGACGTCGTCATTGCTCAAATGATTGAGCAAGATGAAAATTCTTTTACGTTGAACTATGCGGTAACTGTTAACGAACTGGATGATCTTGATTATGACGACCTTGAAGTTATTGAGGGAAGAAACTATTATGTGATGAAACCGTTTATTGCATACACTGAAAACTTAGAAACTCATTGCGCAGTAAACCCAATATCAGTAGTCTGCCTTTGCACACCAGCAGATTCTCTCATAGATCAGTATCTAACTTCTTGTAAGACTATTCAAGAGGCATTGGGTAACGGCGAACCAGTACCCAAAACTCCTCTCGAAAACAATGTAGTCACGTTTAAACCAAAAGATTGACATTTCAATCATTTTAGAGTACAATATTATTTGTTGTATTTTTTGGAGTTATTATGAAACCGAGCGAACGTCCACATTATGTGAATAACAAAGAGTTTTCACAAGCAGTCGTAGATTATGTAAAGACCGTTAGAGAGGCGAGGGAAAAGAATCAACCCGATCCGATGGTTACCGATTACATTGCTCGCTGCTTTCTAAAAATTGCTGAAGGTCTTTCGCATAAATCAAACTTTGTCCGATACACCTATCGTGAAGAAATGGTGATGGACGCAGTTGAAAACTGTTTGAATGCTGTGGGGAACTACAACATTGAAGCAGCAACTAGAAAGGGTAAACCAAACGCATTCGGATACTTTACTCAGATCTCTTGGTTTGCGTTCATTCGTCGTATCAAGAAAGAAAAGAAACAACAAGACGTAAAACTAAAGTTCCTTGCTGAGTCAGGCATCGAAGAGTTTATGGTTGACCCTGACGAAGATCCGCAAGTAGCAAAAGCAGTGCAGTCCTTTGTTGATAATCTTCGTCGCCGCATTGATGACGTGAAAGAAAAAGACAAAGCAGTTGATGAGTATAAGAAAGTGACCAAGGTCGCTAATCGTAAAAAATCATATCAAGTTGACTCAGACCTCACAGAATTCCTAGAGGAATAGTTTTGAAGTTTGCCATACTAAACGATACCCATTGTGGTATCAGGAACTCTTCAGATATTTTTATAGATTACCAAGAACGCTTCTATAACGAAGTGTTCTTTCCATATCTGGAAGAGAACGACATCAAACATATCGTGCACCTTGGTGACTATTACGAACACCGAAGGTTCATTAACTTCAAAGCACTGAACAGTAATCGTAAGGTGTTTCTTGAAAGGTTGCGTAAAGATAAGATTACGATGGACATCATTCCTGGTAATCATGACACCTATTATAAGAATACCAACGAACTCAACTCATTGAAGGAACTGCTCGGTCATTACATGAACGAGGTGAACATTGTACAACAAGCAACTGTCCTTGATTATGATGGGTTGAAGTTTGCTTTGGTTCCTTGGATATGCCAAGACAATGAGGAAGAAATAAATGAGTTTCTAGTAAACTGTAAGGCAGATGTTGTAGGCGGTCACTTTGAGTTGAATGGGTTTGATATGCTTCGGGGCGTGCCTTGTACTCACGGTATGTCTACTGATAATCTACGCAGGTTTGAGTTGGTACTCTCTGGACATTATCACTGTAAGTCTAATCAAGGCAACATTCATTACCTTGGTTCTCAGATGGAGTTCTTTTGGAATGATGCACATGATGACAAGTTCTTTCATGTGTTTGATACTGAGACTCGCGAACTAACTCCTGTTCGTAATCCGCTGACACTTTTCCATCGCATTCGCTATGATGATGAGAAGGAAGATTACAACGAGATGGACTTGTCCATACTGGACAAGAGGTTCGTGAAGGTTGTTGTGATTAATAAGACCGATGGGTTTACTTTCGAGAGATTCATCGACAGGATTCAGCAACGCGATATCTATGATCTTAAAATACAAGAGGACTTCAATGAGTTTACTGGTGAGTCGGTAAGCGACGAAGGACTTGAAGTTGAAGATACATCTACTTTGCTATCACAGTATGTTGACAACGTTGAAACTATCTTAGATAAAGAACGTATCAAGAAAGAAATGACAGACTTGATGGTAGAAGCGCAAACTATGGAAATCTCTTGATGGTTGTAATAGTTGGCATGACTGGCCCATTTGGTGAGGATATTTGTGCTTGGTCAAAACGTTGCGAAATGCACTGTAGACTTTTAGAAATAGAATACAAGTTTCTAAAGTTTGATATTGGAATGGCAAAAAATCCTCCGGAAGAAGTCGCAAAATATTGGGTTAGTGATAAACCCTTACCAATTGTTTGGGTTGACGATGAACTCATTGGTGGGTTCTATGATCTGATAGAAAGGTTCCCTGTCTTATGATATATTTCACATCGGTTAGATACAAAAACTTTTTGTCCACTGGTAACAACTGGACGGATATAAGTTTAGATGCGAGCAAACACACATTAGTTGTTGGACAAAACGGTTCGGGTAAATCAACTATGCTCGATGCTATCTCGTTCGCATTGTTCGGCAAAGCGCACAGAAACATAAATAAACCACAACTGGTCAACTCGGTCAACGATAAGAAGTGTGAAGTAGAGGTGGAGTTTACTATCGGTGCTAAAAAGTACAGGGTGTTTCGTGGATTAAAACCTGCGAAGTTTGAGATATATGTTGACGGTACTCTGCTCAATCAAAACTCTCACAACAAAGAATATCAAAAAGTCCTAGAGCAGAATATTCTGAAGTTGACCCATAAAACATTTCATCAGGTAGTGGTACTTGGTTCTTCTTCCTTCACTCCATTTATGCAACTGTCTGCGTTCAACCGTAGGGAAGTGATCGAAGATCTACTTGATATCGGCGTGTTCTCTAAGATGAATGCGTTGCTGAAAGAACGAAACTCAGCATTGAAAGAAAAGATTAATCAAGCATACCATGACATTGAGATTAACGAAACCAAAACTGAAGCACAAAAGAAATACATTCGCGATATCTCTAAACTCAATCATGATGCTAAACAGGAAAAAGAAGAACTCATCCAACGATACAAGGATGAGAAAGAATCACATATTAATAGCATCACAGAACTGACTGATAAAATCTCTGGGAACAGTATAGGATTAGAAGAAGAACTCACTCAAGCGAGATCTGCTTTGGTCGATCTTCAATCTGCCAATACTGAAATAAAAACTAAAATCAAAGCATTAGTCAAGGAAACACGATTCTATGAGAACAACCAGACCTGCCCCACCTGTGAGCAAGACATCGACGAGCAACTCAAAAGAGGGAAAATCGAGCAAGCAAAAGTCACAGCAACAGAGTTTCAATCATCTCTTGCTAAAATCACAGAGGAAACAGCAGAAGTAACCGAGCGTCTTGCTGAAGGCGAGTCTAGGTCAAGTCAGAATCAAGAATGGAGAAACGAGATACAAACGCATCAAGATTTGATTAACAAGTGTAACTCGGAAATACAGATTGCTGAGTACGACATTGAAAACTTGTCCGATGATAAATCAGATCTTGCTAAGGCGAACGACGATTATGATGTTCTAGTAAAAGAATACCATGAGTTGATGGACACTAGAAATAAACTAAATGATACAGCAGCATACAACAGTGTGATAGCAGAGATGCTGAAGGATACTGGCATCAAAACTAAAATCGTAAAACAATACTTGCCTGTTATCAACAAGCTCGTCAATCAGTATCTGTCTATCCTAGACTTCTATGTTCACTTTGACCTTAACGAAAGTTTCCAAGAAACTATACGATCGCGCCACCGTGATTCGTTTACCTATGACTCTTTCTCTGAGGGCGAGAAGCAACGTATCGACTTGGCGCTCTTGTTTACTTGGCGACAGGTTGCTAAGATGAAGAACAGTATCAGTACTAATCTTCTCATCCTTGATGAGACGTTCGACTCATCGCTAGATGAAGCAGGTATCGAAAACCTAATGAAGATTATTCATACTCTCGGCGAAGATACCAATGTGTTTATCATTTCACACAAAGGTGAAATGCTTGAGGGTAAGTTCGACTCTAAGATTGAGTTCGTTAAAGATAAAAACTTCTCGAAGATAGCAGCATGAAACTCGCGCAAGTCGTAAAAGGGTTCTTGGACATTGACACTGCGAATCAATACGCAGATAGAATGGAAAGCATGAAAGAAAATATGCAGTTTGATGACGGTCAATGTAGAAACTCTTGGGCAATCTATGGTGCAAACTGGGACTTACTAGAAGATTCTCTCGAGAAGATGGAATCTATTACTGGATTAGAACTCATTCCAACTTACGACTATTGTAGAATATATTCCGTAGGAGAAACCTTAGAGAAGCACAGCGATCGTCCTGCTTGTCAAGTCAGTGTCACTGTTTGCCTTCGCAATGAAAAATCTCCTTGGGAGTTTCATTGGGATGGTGGTTCATATGCTATGGAACAAGGTGACGCAGTAGTATACCACCGCCCATTGATGCACTGGAGAGATTCTAATCCAGATGGTATGGTTTACCAATCCTTCTTACATTACGTTGATGCCAATGGACCGCATTCTGATTGTGGTAATGAGTACCTTAAAGGTGCAAAGAAACATAATAAATGAAGAAATATATTCCCAAGAAGAAATCAATGAAGTACAATGACCTCGCCTCTTTATCTAAGGAAATGACTGAAAACGGGATCAAACATAAATACAACGGATTAGAGATACGAACCAAAAGTCAAAAGTTTACAATGGTTGATTCTCAGGTATTGACTTTTGATTTGTGATTTAGTAGAATAGGAACTATGAACGAAAAAATCAAACACGGAAACTACACTTGGGACTGGTTCACTGGTGACGAAGGTCAAGATGTATACATTGCTAACTTCATAGAGTCTGAAGACAAAGTCCTTGGTCAGTTTGTTGACGAGGAACACTATGACATCTTGATTGATAGAGATACAGATTTTTATCTTCCGAGTAACTCGTTGACAGGTGATACTCTAAACGAGGATCGTATTGCGTTTAAGTTCCGCAAGGGTGTGTTTACTCAGGAAGAACAGGACGGTGCTCTTGAAGGGTTGTATGGCGCAGCAGTTGAGTCGAACAATCGTGGTCTAGCAGCAGGTCCGAGGGAAGGCAAGTCATATGGTCGCGAGTGGGTCACTGCGTTTCAAAGTAGAGTCCTCGATTGGTACATCAAAGGGCAACCGCCAAGCATCGACGGATCTGATCCGTTGGAAGAGATTGCTAAAAGCAGCAACGATGAGCAGGCGAGAGGCGAAGTTTGGTTGACGACTGCTATTGAGAAAGAGTTCGGCGAGTATGATGGGTTCTTTCCGAAACTAATGGTGCGACTTTCTGAGTTGACCAAGGGTCTTGGTTATTCTCCAGATATTCATGCAGCATCAATATATGCTCAGCGTGTTCGTGATACCATGATCTCCGATACTTCTTATGCGACTGCTATCTGGTCAGGTATCGCAGGTTTCTATGGTCGATACCCACGTATCCCATATGGTCGGGCGACTTCATACGTTGACCACAACCGTGAGAAGTTTGAGAAGTCATATCCGTTCGCTCGTAAACTCGACAAGACTTTCGCCGAGTTGCTTCCTGAACGATACAGCAAGCAGAAAGCATTTGCTGATAGATTGGACAACCGTTTCTTGATCGGCGAGGATACAACCTTCACTACGATTACAGTGAACACAACCACCAAGGATCGTAATGCACGTATGGCATGCCACCGTGACCAAGGTTCGCTCGTCCCAGGATTCTCAAACCTGACTGTGATCAGTGACGGTAAGCGAAACTGGAAGGGTGGTTATCTTGTTTGTCCAGAGGTTCGCGTTGCTATCAACGTTCGACCAGGAGACCTGCTACTCGTTGATAACATGCGAGTGATCCATGGCAACACTCCTATCGAAGCACCCGACTCAGGTGAAGATGACTTGATGCGTATGTCTCTGGTATATTACTTCCGCGAGGATATGGATAAGTTGGGTTCTTGGGAGTATGAGTCGTATCGTAAACAATACGTTGATGACCGCCGACTTAACAAAGAGCATAAGTTATGGCGCGAGTATTGGAATGGTGTCTCCCCTGGCATGTGGGATGAGACTGAGTGGTATGAATACCTTGAAAAGAAGGGTGGTAAGTCCATGTTGATGGAATATCATCCTAATGCTTTCCAACAAGCAGGTTCGCTTGAGGAGTTTTTCGGATGAGAGTTGGGTTTACTTGTAGTGCTTTTGATTTGCTGCATGCTGGACATGTACAAATGCTTCGTGATGCCAAAGACCAATGTGATTATTTGATTTGTGGACTACAGGTAGACCCGACTCTTGACCGTCCTAACAAAAATCAACCTATTCAAACTGTCGTCGAGAGATACACTCAACTCAAAGCAGTTCGCTACGTTGATGAGATTATCCCATACTCTACTGAGGCAGACCTAGAAGATATCCTAGCGATGTATCATATCAACGTGCGTATCCTCGGCGAAGAGTATCGGGATAAAGATTTTACTGGTAAAGATATTTGTCGCAAACGTGACATCGATCTATACTTTAACAAAAGAGACCACCGATTTAGTTCTAGTGATTTAAGAAAGAGAGTTTGTAATGATTGATTATCAAATCGCCTGCCCTTCCTACCAACGATCTAAGACTATTCAAGATAAGACGTTCAAGGTATTTGAGGAACATAACATCCCACCTGAACGTGTTACTGTTTTCGTTGCGAATGAAGAAGAGGAAGCAGTATACAAAGAGGCACTTGCTGGACACAAGTATGGAGGCAACATTGTAGTTGGTGTCCCGACTATCGGTGCTCAACGTAACTGGATTGAGAAGTATTACCCAGAGGGCACTTACCTGATGATGTTTGATGACGACATTGAACAGGTACAACGTAGGAAGGATGAGAAAACTCTAGAACCCATTGATGATCTCTACACTGAGATTATTGAACAGGGGTTTAAAAACTGTGAGGAACTCGGTGCTAAAACTTTTGGTATCTACGCAGCTGCGAACGCATACTTTATGAAGGATCGAGTCTACTCTAAACTTTGTTATATCATTGCTTCTATGTTTGGCGTCATTTGTGATCATGATGAATACCTTGATCGTGTAACTAATCATGGCGAGGACTATGAGTATAGTCTGCGACAGTATGTGAAACACGGTGTACTGTGCCGCCTTGATAAATACACAGTGAAGTCCAACTATTACAAAGAGGAAGGTGGACTACAAACTATAAGGACTGAGCAATATGTGCATGATTCGATCACCAAGATTGCTGAGATGTTTCCAGATCTTTGCTCTATGTACATTCGTAGTTCTACTGGGCACGCTGAACTTCGTCTACGAGATAAGAGTGGAGGCAAGTACGAAAAGTCTAGTTCCGTTTCACTAGAAGATTTCTTTGCGTAAGTCCTTGATTATCTTAAAGTTTTTTAGATTTGCCTTTGCGGTTTTATTCAGGCAGAATAATAAAGTTGCCTTATCAAACTAGGAGGATACTATGGCAAATCATGTGAGTCAATACCTCAGTCTCCGTTCTGAGTTGAATGAGAAGGGTCGTGAGGTTTGGAACGAAATCCTTGGTCGATTGGATCGAGACGATACTCAAGGTGGTGAGAAGCATCTTGGGTTTGTTTTCTTTGATTCCTACGACGATATGAATCGAGAGAATATGTGCGACCTCGTTGGCGCGAAGTGGGCATACCTTACAGATCATGATGAGTATGGTCTGTCTATGTATTCTGCTTGGTCACCCTGTATCGAGTTCTGCGCTTACCTTGCTGAACAGATTGGTGTGGTAGATGCTGGCGTTCGCCTCGCCTTGACATATGAAGACGAGTTCTGTAACTTTATTGGTTGCGCAGTCTTTGATGCTGGCGGTCTGGAAGATCAAGAAGAACTTGAGAGCGATGAGTTTATCGACATGTGCCTCGAGAACGATGAAGAACTTCGAGCGCACTTTGACCCTGAAGAACGCGAGTTTGACGAAGAAGGTCAGGAGATGCTCTGGGAAGTTCAATGGGATCGTATCTCTGACTGGCAGCACAACTCATTGGAGTCTATGCTTTGACACCTCAAGAAATCTTTGAGTACAAACTCAGGTGGCGACCAGGAACTGCTTGCCACCTGCACTCTGACCTATTCTTTGAAGGTCGCGAATGGTGCAAAGAACACCTGCCTAAAAAAGCATGGCATTTCGAGACATGGACTGACAACTATCAGCATACTTTCTTCTTTGAGTATGCGGTTCATGCCGAAGAACTCGCCGCTGAATACCCTGAATATGCTCGCGTTGAGCATTTCGATTTCTAAGTTATTGATTTCATTAGAGTTTTTTAGACTTTACTTTGTACCCAGATTCAGTCATAATATAGTCTGAGTTGAGGAGAAAGATATGGATCAAGCAGCAAAGTCAGTTACCGCCAAACTTCTAGCGACCGAGAACATCACGGTCGTACAGGACAACGTGCGGACTGCTATGTTTGATGTCAAGAACCGTGTACTGACTCTGCCTATGTGGGCAGATGTTTCTGCTTATACCGAGGACCACCTGATTGGTCACGAGGTGGGTCACGCTCTTTACACTCCCCTTGAAGGTTGGCATGACGCTGTATGCGCCAAGGGTGCTGGTTACAAGTCATTCCTCAACGTGGTCGAGGATGCTCGGATCGAGAAGTTGATCCAGCGCAAGTATCCTGGTCTGCGTGCTCCTTTCATCAAGTCTTATCGTAAACTGCTCGCCGATGGTTTCTTCGGTGCTGACATCGACGCGATTAACCAGATGGGTTTGATTGACCGCATCAATACTTACTTCAAGTGCGGTATGTCTGCTGGCGTCAAGTTTACTGACGACGAGAAGCAGTGGTTGCCCCGTATTGAAAATGCCGAAACTTGGGAAGACGTTGTTTCTATCACCGACGACCTGTTTGGTTTCTGTAAGGAAGAACTTGAGCAGCAACAGGAAGAAGCGAAGCAACGTGCTCAAGAACTTGCCGAGGAAGAAGGCGAGGAGCAGGATGACGATGAACCTGCCATGGGTTGGGACGAAGATGACTCTGATGAAGAACTCATGGAATCTGAAGCAGGGGAGTCTGCTTCTGAACAGGGTGACGACTACACCGACGACAACTCAGGTTCGCCAACATCCTCTGACTATGAAGATGGTGAGGAGGAAGAAGGTGAGTGGGAAGGCGACTATGATTCCTTCTCCGATCAGGCAGGTGGTGCTCCCGCTGAACCCATGTCTAACACCGACAAGACCTTGCGTGATTCGATCAACAATGAGATCTACACTACGCATGGTGGCAAGGTGACCAACCTCCGCGTCAATGACTACACTCGCAACTGGAGCGATTACGTTATCTCGCACAAGGATTTAGTCAATGAGATTCGTAACGGCGACCTCATCTCTTACAAGATAAATGACCGTGATTTAGAAACTTGGCGTTCCGAACGTATTGAGGCAGAGACCGAGATTCGTCTTGAGATGATTGAAACTTTTGGCACTGCGCTCTACAACGAGTGGTCGCGTGTCAATAAGAAAGCAGTCAATGCTATGGTCAAAGAGTTTGAGATGAAGAAGTCTGCTGGCGAACATCGTCGTTCCTTGACTTCTAAAACTGGTGTCATCGACACGGTCAAGATGAACAACTACAAGTTCTCTGACGATATCTTTAAGAAAGTCACCATTGTACCTGAAGGCAAGAACCATGGTTTCATTATGTACCTTGACATGTCAGGTTCTATGTACGACGTCATGTATGAGACTGTCGAGCAGACTCTGCTCCTGACTCACTTCTGTCGACAGATCAACGTGCCCTTCCGCGTGTATGGTTTCACCAACTCGCTGTCCTATCATGGAAACATTGTTGATCAACGTGATATGAACAAGGGCACGCTTCTCGTCCAAGACGGTCGCCTCCTTGAGTTGTTCAGCAGCGATCAGCGTAAACCAGATATGATTCTTATCGCTAAGGCATTGCTTGCTCAGTTTTGTCGTAACGTCAGCAAGAAGCGCATGATTGAACTCGCCAACAATATCGGCGACATCAACGGTCGTTCTTTCTGGCATTGTGCGCGAAGGTTCCTTGAACTTGATGCTTTCCGTCTTGGCGGTACACCTATGGACGAGGCGATCGCTATCGGCACACCCTTGGCGATTGCTTTCCGCAAGCAACATCAACTCGACGTGCTCAACACCTTCTTCTTGACGGATGGCATGTCTCACGAGATGGACGCTGTTGGTCATCAGTACAGTCCTGTTCGCAGCAACCTGTATCGCGATGGGTATGTGACTATCACCTGCCCGTTGACCAACCGAACTTTCCGTGGCAACAAGAAGTATGACTATCGCAATGTTCAGGCGACCGATATGCTTCTCGCCATGTACAAGAATGCAACTGGTAGCAACGTGATCGGATATCGTATCGCTGAGAACAGTCGCCGCCACATGGAAAGTGACTATGGCAGTATGGTCGGGTTCAAAGATTGGACTGTTATGGATGACCTCTGGCATCAGTACAGTAAGGAAGGATTCATCACTATGCCTGCTGTCGGATATGATGAGTGCTACCTGATCCGCAAGTCATCCCTGATGATTGTTGACAGCAAGATCGACGATACCCTACAGGGTGCGACCAAGAGTCGCCTCCGCACTGCCTTCCGCAAGTCAATGGTTGGTAGCAAGAAGTCCCGCAAGATGCTCAATGACTTGGTGGCGAAGGTTGCCTAAGTTATTGATTCTATTAGAGTATTTCAGATTTGCTTTTGGACACGTTTTCATTCATAATAGTTGTATTGATTGAGTTAAAAGAGAGATATTGTTATGAGCAAGATTGAGCAACGCAAAGAATTGGTTTCAGCACTGATCGCCAACTTCGGTGAAAAGCAGAACTATTCACGTGCCGAACTGGTGGAGACCGCCGAGAACATCGGTCAGGGATTCCCTCACTGGGCACTGAACAAAGATACACGCGTGGGTCGTAATATGTACCGCATTCCTGCTGTCGATGGTTCTGCGCCTGCTGCGCCAGTTGTGGTTGCTCCCGCTCCCGCTCCCACTGCTTCATTGATCGTGGACAGTGATGGGTTTGAGCACAACCTGATTCCTAACAAGGATGCGTTGTTCGTGCCCTTCGGCAACTTCCGCACCGTGCGTGACGTGATCAAGTCGAAGCAGTTCTATCCTATCTTCATTACTGGTTTGTCTGGTAATGGCAAGACCTACATGGTTGAGCAGGCATGTGCCGCGACCAAACGCGAAGTCATTCGCGTCAACTTCACCGTCGAGACTGACGAGGACGATCTGATTGGTGGTTTCCGTTTGGTCAACGGTGATACCAAGTTTTTCAAGGGACCAGTCATCAAGGCGATGGAGAAGGGTGCCGTCCTGCTCTGCGACGAGATCGACTTGGCGAACCCTGCCAAAGTCATGTGTCTTCAGTCTATCCTTGAGGGCAAGGGATACTTCATCAAGAAAACTGGTGAGTATATCACTCCTGCTCATGGGTTCACCGTGGTTGCTACAGCGAACACGAAGGGGAAGGGATCTGACGATGGTCGCTTCATCGGTACTAACATCCTCAACGAAGCATTCCTTGAGCGTTATCCGATCACCTGTGAGCAGGAGTATCCTTCCGTTTCTATCGAGCGTAGGATTCTCGACAAGGTTGCTGAGTCTGTTGAGGTCAATGACCCTGATTACATTCAGAAACTCGTCGACTGGGCGGATATCATTCGCAAGACTTTTATGGATGGTGGCGTTGATGAGATCATCTCGACTCGTCGACTGGTTCATATCGTCAAGGCATTCGCCATCTTTGGTGATCGCATGACTGCCATCGAGATGTGCACGAATCGTTTCGACGATGAGACAAAACTTGCCTTCCGTGACCTATATACTAAACTCGACGACAGAGTTGAGACTGAGGAAAATAATTCCTCTGAAGAGCTTGACATTTGAGTTTGGATAGGTAGAATATAGTTATGTTGAAGAAATATCCACCAGATACTTGGGTTGACCGTCGCCGTGAACTGGAACCAACTATTGGTGACCAGTTTACCAAGCAAGAAGGGTATAAACCCTACAACTTCACGATCACTTATCCCGATATCCGTGCCTTGATTATGACTATCGGCACGTTGGGTGAAGATATCATTGGTGCTGAGGTTGGTTTGTACCGTGGCGACTCATTCTGTGCTTTGCTACAATGCTGCCCTAACATCAAAAAACTATATGGTGTCGATGCTTGGGTTCCCTATGAAGATTACATTGGTACCGATGGGACGCGAGCAGGAAAGACTACCAATATTCAGGAGATGGAACTTGCGCGAGGTATGGCATATCATTTCCTTCGCCACAGTGGTGCGCAAGATCGTGGTGAATATTTGGAGATGGATACCAGCGAAGCAGTGAAGCAGTTTGAAGATGATAGTCTAGACTTCGTTTTCTTAGACGCCTATCTGAGTGAAGAGCAATGTGCTCGGGAACTGCGCGAGTGGTGGCCAAAAGTCAAAACAGGTGGATTGTTTTCTGGGCATGATTGGAATGATCGAGGAGTTCGTGATCAGGTTCGTAAGTTCCGTGAGACTCTTGACGAACCTCGTTCTTTGATAGCATACGACTCCACGTGGGCATTTATTAAATGATGGTTGAAGACTTAAAACCTTTCCTCTACAACATCATTAAGGAAGCAAGGAAAGGATACTATGAGCAGAGTGAGTTATGGATCACTGGTTACATAACTGCTGTTGAAGATATATTATGGCGTATCGAATCTGAAGAAGGAGATAATGATGCAACTCAATGAAAACACTCTAAAGGTTCTTCAGAACTTTGCGAGTATTAATCCAAACATGTTGATCCGAGAACAGAATACCTTGAACAGTCTATCTGGCGGTAAAAGTATTCTCGCGGAAGCAACTCTAGATCAGGATTTCCCTAAGCGATTCGGTCTTTATGATATGGGAGAGTTCTTGTCAGTAATCAGTATCTTGGATGATCATCATCTAACTTTCAATGACGATCATCTGGTAGTTTCAGACGGGACTGGACTCAACAGTTGTAAGTATTACTATGCTTCTGAGGAGATCCTTACCTTCACTGAAAAGTCGATCACCTTGCCTGATGAAGTTGCTAAGTTTAATATCAACTCAACTACGTTGAATCGACTTCGCCGAGCAGCATCCGCTCTCGGTCATGAGAAAATGAGTATCCTGCCAAGTGAGAACGGCATCAAGTTGTCAGTTGTAGATGTGACTGATCCAACTTCTAACTCATTTGACCTCATCGTTCCTGGGTCATCTGACATTGATGATTTTAAACTTGTCGCGAACATCGGCAATCTTAAAATGATTGAGGGCGACTATGAGGTTTCTATTTCCAGTAAAATGATCACCGAGTGGAAGAAAGATACTGGAGATATCAAATATATCGTAGCACTCGAACCATCCTCAACTTATGGAGAATAAATATGTCGTCTAAGACTGAAACCAAAACTTTTAAACTGGACGATGTTCGTCCCATCTATGATGCTTCTTTCCGTACTTCGCGCACCACTATCAGTGTACTTGATGCTATGTGTCAGCGAGGCGCAGTAAAAGGTGAAGAAATGTCCGCGATTGGTCAACTCCGCGACCAGTGTGTACAGATTGCTCAGATGTGCGAACAGTTCCACAGCGAAAACGAGTAAGTAGGAGAATCCAGTAATGGAGAAGATCAAGACT